CTTTTTTCATAGCAGATATAATTTTATTTATCTTTTCTTTTTCCTGCATTTGAACTTCTTTCCTTAAAAGAGGCAATTTTTTCATTACTTCGTGTTCTACGATCTTCACGTAATGTAATTACATCTTCTTTTATTTCACTAATGGTATCCTTTGCTTGGTCTTTAATCAAGCCAAAAGATTCTTTCATTACAGTTCCTTCAGCAGCGTTATTTACTTTTTCTCTTTCGAGATCTAATTTTTCTGCTTCAACTGAAGTTTTAAGTAACATTTCTTGATCATCATGCTCACCTCTTTGCATTAATTCAGCGGCTCTTAAATCAATCTCTTGTTGTTTTAATTTAATTAATGGATCTTGATCTTCTAAACCACTTCGTTTAGTTTCTTCAGCTGCCATTTCTTTAATTAATTTTGCTTCTACAACTGAAATCTGAGCTTCTTTTTGAATTAAAAACTCTTCTTGCATTCCTTGAATTTGTTTTGCTACTTGTTCTTGCAACGCTGGATTTTGTTGTGCTTGTTGTTGCATCTCTTGAATTTGTTTTTGCATTTCTTCAGCTTGTGGAACCATTTCTTTTTCAACTTGTTCTGCTGAAAAAATAGAAATGTGTTGTAAAATATGACCTTCCATCATTGCATATAATTGAGGGTTAATTTGAACCGGGCGCGTAAACATAAATTCAGCATGCGCTTCAATATGAGAAGGATGATTTTGTTTTGGAAAAGCTTTTGGTTGTTGGCCAGACATAGCTTCCGCATTTTCAGTTGCAGGACTTTTAGGACTAGGGTTACCCGGGTCTGGTTTTAATAATGCATCTAAATTATCTACATCTAAAGCTTGATAAACACGTCTGTATGCTTCTCTTAAATTATGTAATTGCGGGGCAGCTTGCGCTAATTGTAATTGTTGTTGTGCCAACATAACACGTTGAGACATAGAAAATATATTAGGGTTAGATATCGGTAATATATCAACTCTTTCGTCAAAATCTTGAGCTTTAATAGCTCTATTACCACCACGTACCATGTAAGGGTATTCCGGAGGTAAGTAAGTTTGAATACATTTAGCTAGTAAATTAAATTCAATTCCTTGAGCATAATGTAATCTTTTATGGATTGCGCTCATTACTTTTGTCCCACGTTCAAGTAATGCTAATGTTGTTCCAACTGGATTCTGTTCATTTCCTTCACCCATTTTCATGTCTGCAATAGCGGCAAAAGATTTACCTGCATCTACACAAAATCCTAGTAAAGCAAATAAAGTTTGAGAAGGTTCTTTATAGGGAAGTGGCATAAGGGATTCTCTAATAGAGGTACCTGTTACATCCACATCTCTAAACTCACCTGGTTGTAAAGGCGTGTCTTCATTCCTAACACGCATTCCACGTGCTTTAAAACCTGCTGGTAAATTAGCAAGAGTACCTGCATCTATCAACTGTCGTAAAACACTTGTTGCAGTTCTTGATAAACCACCAAGCATGTGTATTAAACCAAAGCCATAAAATCCTAAACCTGGAAGAAATTTGTAATGAGTAAAATATTCTATACGTCCTTTTGCAGGATCTTGTTCTTTCCAATTACGACGAATAGATAAAACTTCATTTGAATAACTATCAATAGTAATAATGTAAGGTAATTTAATTCCTTGCTCATCTTCAAAACCAGGAACATCTGCATCAACATGCATTTCTAATAATTGATGTTCATCATCATCTTGAGGAATGCCAGGGCTAACACCTTCTAATTCGTCAATTTTATCTTTTATTTCATTTACTCCAGTAGTAATAGAGCCTGTAACTAAACTAATATCTCTATAAAAACCGCTTACTTGTTGTTTACGTAAAGTGTTTCCATCTACTTTTATTGAATGAGTAATTCGTGAAGCATCTTCTAAAGAAGTAGCCATATAATTAATAACACAATCTTCACCGGAAACAAATTTAGATACTGGACGCATTAATTGTCCATCATAGTAAGTTTTCTTAAAAGCTGATCCCGCTAATGGTAAATAAAATAACAGTTGATCCATATCTGGGTCATACTCTTTCATTACATGTGTTATCATGTAATTCATGTAATCTTTTACACGTTTAGCTTGTTCTTCTACTTGAGGTGTAATTTCACCAACTATTTCTGTATTAACAGGTCCGGCTGGAGGTAATAATTCTTTATAAGCTTGTGCTTGAAATTGTGTAACTGATTCAGCAAGTAAAGGGTGAATAACGCCACTTGCACCTTCAAAAGGTTGTGTACGGTCCTCATATTTAAACCCTAGCATATCTAAACCTTTTACATAAGTATCATGCCAGTCTTTTCTTGAATCAAAATCTGATTGAAAAGCAGCAACTAAAGTATTGGATAAATTTTTTAATTCAGTGTCTTCAATGTAATCTGCTAAATTAGCATTAAAAGGAATTTGTGATTGATCAACTGGTGCGTTAGGATCTGAATTAATTTCAACGCCTCCATCTTCTAATTCAGTTATTTCAACGCCACCTTCCATCGCTGTTCCATTATTTGGAAGTTCAATTTCAGTAGCTTGACTATCTGCAATTTCTATTCCGTCAGTCAACGCTTCTATAGCTTTTTCAATTGATCCTGCTGCCGGCATTCTTGATTTAATAGCCATTATATCCTTGTCGTTTATTTACTTGCCCACCCCTATTATACACTGGAATAGTGGATTCACCAGCAATTTTTTTACCAGTATTTATATCACGCATGGAGATAATAGGAATCTTCTCCCATGTAAAGCCATTTCCGTCCATAATAGTTGTGTCACCAAATTTAAAACCACTTTTTTTAGCAATACGTTTCATAGCTTTAACACCAATCTCATCATAAAATTTATCACCACCTTTTGGAATACCTCCATATTGTTTTTTCATTTTACCGGTAGATAAACCTATACCATCATACCCTTGATCATCAGCCATCTTCATTAATCCTTGCATAAATACTTTTGCATAGTTTTCTGATTTCTTAAAAGGTACATCAGGATGAACTGAACCACTTTTTCCCGTTTCTGCCTTTTGTTTTTGTACTTTTACCCTTAAACTTTTTATATCACCAACTAATTTACTCATTGCTTTTTCAACATTCTTTAATTCAGCAACATTTTCAGGTAAATTACGTTCTTCACGGGGTAATTGTAAAAGATTGTCTTTTCTAAGGCGTGTAGATGCAAGAGTATCTTCTTTTTTAACTAATTGTGCGGCAAAATCACTCATTTCAGCCATAACATTACCTTTATCAAGCCTTGGAGCGTACTTATACCCTTTTTGAGCCACATTTTGATGTAAATCAGACTGTGTTTCTTCAACAAGTAGTAGTTTTCTACCACTTTCGTCAGTTCTTTCACTAAATCTAAGCCAACCAAACGGTGAATTACCACCTTCGCCTTTAAAACCTTCTCCACCAAAATGACCACTATTATATTTTGATTCTGCAGCTCTAACAGACCCATCTTTAAAATTATGGTAAAACTTAAGCTCTCCATAACCAGATCCACCTGGAATAAACTGCGTACCTTCATGTGCAGGGTTCTTTTTGCTTTTATAAAAGAATCCTCTTCCTTCACTCATATCACCCATACGGTATAAAAGTTTCTTGGTCCAAAAAGGAATAGGCACGTCTGCTGTCATTACATTTCTGTCAAATATGTTAAGTGCCTGGTATAGTTGTTCAAAGGCTTTTTCTTCTGGTATATTTTTAGATTTTGCTAATTGAGCTATATCTTCTTGGGGCACTAAATTTTTTAAAACTTCAAAATGATCTTTTTTTACAATGTCGTTTGTCCCATGAAACATTTTAGGAAATCCAGTTTCCCACATCTCTTTAAATTCAGCTCCTTTGTGCATCTCAACACCTTGGTAATTCTTTTTTAAAAATTTAATTATACTGCTGTTAATAGGATCTGCGGCTGGATTAGATACTTGTAGGTTTTGCATATTATTAAGAAGCATTTCACGAACTTTCATTCCTGTCACATCTTGAGGAGGTTGTTGTAATTCATTAAATAAACGTGCGTCATTAGAAAAAACATTTGCAGGTTCTACATTACTATTATTTGTTTTTGGACGTGTTTTTGTAAGCATTTGTACAATGTCATTTGCACCACGTGATACAGGCTCTGCCATGGAAATATCCATATCAATTTGTGGCATTTCCTTATTATACATTTCTAGTAATTCAGGTTTTGTAAGCTGTCTTTTAGAATCAGCTTTACCAACGTTAGTTAAAAGTGCTTCTAAACCAAACTCATCAAGTTCTGTTCCACTTACACCCGGTTTGTTTTTAATTGTTCCAAGCCATTGTTGGGCATTCATTTTAGCTGCATCAGGAGTATTTTCAATTGCATCTACTGTGGATAAATACATTGCAGGTTTATCTTCTACTGCTTGCGTAACAGATATATCACTTGCAGAAGAAGGGGTTCCTTTAGATTGTTTTATGTAACTTCCAACAGCTTTGGGTACTTTAGATAAAGTTTTATATAAATTAAATACACCACCAGCCGCCATACGGTGTCTTTCGATACTTTCTTGAGGGTCTAATAAAGGTAAATCATCCACAACAGTGCTTGTATCATCTAAGTTC